TGATTTGGTTTGCGATTTGTTGAGCAAGTGATGCTGTTAAAGCATTTACTTGAGCTTCACCCATAGCACCTGTAACCCATCCTTGTACAATTTCTAACGTTAAATCTTCGAAAGGAATAAATTCAGATCCAGAAGCATAAGTTAATGCTTGAGTTCCAATACTTGTTGCTCTGTAAACAGATTCAGATAATTCTACTGATCCAGAGGTAGCGTGAAACTGCCAGTGAGCAGTGAATACTACATCGGTTTCTCCTGATGCGGTTGGGTAACAGTCTAGTGGGTTGATTGTCCAGTTGTAAATAATTGCCATTTGTTTTTTGTTTTATGTTTATAAATATTTTTAAAAAATTAATTAGTCTTCGTTAGAAGAAGCTGAAGTATTAAATGTTACTGATGCACCATCAAAAGCTACATATTCTACATCTACCACATAATACCAGTAGGCATCTGAATCAGGTATAAATTTTAAAATGCCATTCGCATTATCCCATTCTAAAGATATACTTGCACTACCTACTTGCTGTTCAAAAGTAAAGGAACCAATAGTTGGAGTAGAAGTATCACTTCCATCTATCCAAAATTGGGCGGAAGCTTTTCCACCATCAGTAGAGATCGGTGAAACATATAGTACAGTTACAACAGCATATACATTTGAATTAGCACTGTCAAAAGAGCTAATAGTAAGTAAATCCGTTTTAGGACTAGACACGGTTCCTCTTTGGATAGTTTTACCTATCATTTTACCGCGTTTATCTCCTTGATAAACTATTGCGGCCCCATTAGGTGATGTTATGCTTAGTTTAGCACTAGGGCTGGTGTTTCCAATGCCGACGTTACCATTAGTAGCTAAAACAAAATCTCCAGCGGTTTCTCGTCCAGATAAACTTAAAGGCAAGTAAACACCACCGCTTAAATAATTTGAACTTATTAAATTAGTGCCACTTACATCTGGTCTTACAAACACAGAGTGTATCCCATTAACATCTGCTATTTCAACTGCTAATGGTCTATCAGCTATCGCTCTAAACATAAAACTCCTTACACCAAGCGTAGGATAATTAAATCCCATAGCACCATCTGGACCAATAATTAAATTTCTAGTTCCTCCAGCACCAGCATAAAATCCTAATTCTTCATCTGTACCTCCAAAATCAATGTGCGCCCTGTTTGCACCAATTTCATTTTTAAATTGTATTATGGTTGTTGCACCATTGCTAGACCTTTGCAAGTTAAACTGTCCAATGCCTTTTATTTCACCATTAACGTCTAATTTAACACCTGGGCTAGTTGTTCCTATACCCACATCGGTATAAAATATCTGTCTGTCACGTTTGAAATCAACAACTGTTGTGCGATCAGATGAACCTCCACCATTGCTAACTTGGAATCTAAATCCACTTGACTGCGCAACAGATGACACAGAAGTTTGTATTGCGTTTTGTTCGTTGTTATTTGAGGCATAAACTCCAATAAAAGCATCTGCAAAAGTTCCATCAACACCAGAATTTATAGCACCAATAGTGCCATTTACGTCAAGTTTTCTTCCAGGCGAAGTCGTTCCAATGCCTACGTTGCCTGAAGAATCTATAGTAACTTTATTTTCTACACCGGCAGTACCAAATCTTATTTCGTTAGTACCTGAAGGGCTGTCTTGAACAATATGTAATATACCGTCATTATTATGAATTAAATAGCTATAATCTCCTCCTGCTCCGTCTCCATTACTATCCCCATCTAGTATTATTCCTGCTGCACTTGCATTTTCACTTCCTATAAGCAGGTACTGTGCGCCTGTAGATTTAATAGCTGCTTGATAAACAGAAGTACTAGAAATATGAAATGGGTAGTTTGGAGAAGTAGTTCCAATCCCAACGTTGCCACCTCCATCAATAACTAATCTATATGACTCGTCAGTTCTATTATATACAAACCATTGATTTGAAGTATTTGCTTGTATCTCCCATCTATCTCCACTATAAGGTTTAAATTCAATACCCGCAGAAGACAAAGTAGATTGAATTCTTAATTGAGTATATGAACTGTTAGATATATCAAGACCATTCCCCCCTGATTCAAGACTTGGATTGTTCGTTCCAATACCTACATTGCCGCTATTGTCTATTTTTAAAACTTGAGTAGGGGCAGAATCAGATTGAGCGGTATTCATAAGAATATCTAGGGACTGTCTGTAATCACTTGTACCTGTTGCTCTAATAATGGTTTTAGCATTAGTAGCATTGTAGTAGGGGAATTGTAACTCTCTTGTACCACTAATCGAGGGAAGATTGAAAGATACATTACCATTTGGGTCAATACGCATGCGTTCTGCATCATTTACGGCAAAAGCAAGTGGATAATTTCCACTACTCCAAAAAAGTCTAGTGTAATTACCTAATGAAAACCCATCAGCTGTACTGCTATCAATCCCAATATATACAACGCCACTGCTGTTTTGCGTTTGAAGTAATGCAAAATTTGAAGTTCCTTGAACACGAACTCTTGAAGTGCTTGCGCCTGTACTATATACATCTATAGGGTAGATTGGGCTATCAACCCCAACACCTACATTCCCAAGTATATAATGACTAGAGCCACTAACCTGTAATGATCCTGTAAATTGCTGTGTATTCGACAATGAATTTCCAAACACGTTCGATCCAGAAGAATAAACCACCGACGAGGTTACCTGTTGAACATTCAACGTTTGCGCCACTATCTCGCCAGCAACCGTGAATGAATCCGCAAATGACGATGTTGCTGCAAACGATGAAGACACCGCGTTATCCGCGTTTAAAGCGTGAGAAGACGATATAGCATTTAATGCTATAGATGCTGTTCCTTCTAAGGATCCTGTAAATCCTTCTGTTGAAGTAATGTCTCCGGTTATGTTAAGATTTCCACTAAAAACAGCATTAGATGCTGTTAATGAATTTTCAATTACTATTGAACCGGATATGTAAGGACTGTCGAGAATCATTTATGTTTTATATATAAATATTTTATATTCCAAATCTACCTTTATATGCTAGATAGTTGTTGTATACTTCGGTGGCGGATAGTGCTTTATCTTTATAAAATCTTACTACCGGTATTTCTCCTGCAAAATATTGCTGTCCGCCTCCGTCTGAGTTCCATCCTACATCGTATACTAACATACCGTCGCCATAATTTAAACTGGTTGAGCTTCCGTAAGATGCTCTTAATACCCCATTGACATATATTCTAGGATTAGCATCAGTATCAAAAGTACCCACAACATGTGCATATTGATTCGCAGTAGCAGCTATTCCGCTATTGATCCATCTATATGCAGCATTGTCGTACCACACAAAATAATAATACCCGTCTCTAACAAAAATACCTCCGTTACAGTAATATGAACACCCTACTCCTGTCTTATGCCCCCATATCCCTGCCCAAGAAGGAGATGATGCTGAAGGTCTAACTACTGTTTCCCAAGTACGAGGTGTTGTATTATCGTCCACATTAAATGCAGAGGGCCAGTTACCTGCTATTTTATCGTTTGTTCCATCAAATGTAGGTCTGTTTGTAGAATTAAACGATAGATTTCCAACATCTATTGAAGTTGTATTTTTAACATCTAACAAAGACTGTGTTGAAGAACGTGTAGTTTGTACAAATGGAGTAGAGTATGATTTAAATTCTACTTGAGGGTTTTTATATAATATATATCCTGAATCTGCTAATCTACCTCCACAGCCACCAGGATAAAGAAACATTGCTTGTGTTCCAGAAGATGATGTTGGACCAGAAGTAAATGTTATTCTTTGCCATACTCCTTTAAGGTTATTTGGTGCTGAAGCGCTTCCACCTAATCCTCCTCCACCATAATTCTCAAAATTAGCTAAATAGTTAGTAGAAGGATAGTTTGTAGCATCTGGGCTAATGTAATAATCGAAGGTAAAGGTAGCATAAACACCACTAGGGATAGCTACAGAATTTCCGTGGTAATGACACCCATTTGATCCTAATGTATACTTGTATACTACATCTCCTAGTTGGATAGTATAACCTCCAAAGGTTTGTCCATATCCTAACCTTACAAAAGTTCCACTACCATTTATATTAAACGATACATTATTATCTGCTCCTGAACCCTGACCAGTAGTTCCATAATGTACAAAGTTATTTGTAGTAGGTTCTCCTCTATAAAATCTAGTAACTGTATTGTTATTAGATATGAAAGAACCGTCATCATATCCAAATACTAGTCCTTCTGTTTCTGTGTGGGGTCCTGCGTACATTATATTCCGAATCTAGTTTTGTATGTTTGATAGTTTTGTTGAACTTCTGTAGCTGATAATGCTCTGTTATAAACTCTAAATGCATAAATATTTCCAGCAAAGAATCTAGGTGATAGAGTAAATCCTCTACCTATATTCGGATCTCCAAATGTAGTTGGATAACCATTAGGACTAGAAGCTGTTGTTGCTTGTGTGCCATTTAAATATGTGACTACACTACCGTTATTTAATGTAAACACGCTATGGTAAATCACATTTGGAGAAATAGCAACTTGTGCATCATAATTATATATACTGTTGTTAGATGTGTTGCCTGACCATATATAGTTCATAGCCCCATTAGAATTTTGTTCTAATCTAGGTCCAACATTTCCTGTATTTGGAGAGTAGAACCCAAAATTCATATCAAATATATTTCGATAATTTACTACTGATGTAGATTTAAATACTACTTCTATTGAATAAGTTCCTCCAATATTTCCTAAGGAATTAAAATTTGCTCCAGTACCATAAGGTGATGCATAAATAAAATCATTTGTACCATCAAATGTAGGTTGTCCATCAGGATTAAAAGATACATCACTTACGTCTATCGTTATATTTCTAGTTAAATCTATTAAACTCTGGTCAGTTTTACGAGAACTAACTGTAAATGGTGTTGCATGACTGTTTTGTTCAATTTGTATACTTGCTATATCGTACTTATACGGCCCTCCTGGATTAAACCAGTATGATATTACTGCAGAATTAGGAGAAGTAAATGTATATCCAAATCGTCTCCATTCCCCAACAGGTCCTAGTGTTGCATTTGTAGAATATGCTGTAGGAGAAGTAACACCATAAGTGTAATGATAAAAGTTTATAGATTTTCCTACTGCGGCTGTATCAACAGCTCTTGCCCAAAATGAGCAATATGTAGGTGAATTTGGAGTAATACTCCCATCAGCACCATATGCCATGTGATCAGAAACATCTCTTGTTATATGCTGTCTCATACAGTCTGTAAGAGTCCCGTCACCTTGTCTAAATCCATCAGTTATTAGCTCCTTTACAAGTCCAGAGTTAGGTAGATGTGGTGGCCCGTACCACATAGTAGGGAAACCAGATGAGTTAATTGATACTCTTTGATCATATGCTATACTATCATGTACTTTATGATAACCTGTAGCAGGATTTATATACCCTTGAGAACCATCTTGTGAGCTATTATACGCATGTAATGAAAATTGAGTATCAGATACTTTTTTAATAAAATATAATCCCCCACCCGTTACACCTCCACCTGTAGATTGAGGGGACATAACATCAAATGTTCTAAGACTATGGTTTGATATCATTGTAACAATGTTGTCTGAAACGCTACTTACTGTTCCTATAGAAAAATAAGTACCAGAACCGTATTGGTTTGTATTATATGTTCCCCAACTATTTCCTAAAGTTGGATATGCGTTAACAGAAGGATTTCCAAGTAAATTTACTGTGGGTTCTCCAGGATAAAATCTTGGAGGAATAGAAAATGATGTGAATGGATATCCAGTATCAAATCCAAATACTAGTCCTTCATTATTAGGAAATGGTCCTCCACCTACTGCCATATTATTCTCTTTCTAAAGGTGCACTCCAGGCGCTACCTGTTAATAAGTCTAAAATTTCAGAATGTGTATATTCCTGATATTCTTCTGAATACATAGATGGTCTTCCATATACTCCGGCTTCAACAGAAGATGATTCTATCAGTCTGGTTTCGGCATTTGTGTATTCTACTGTATAAGAAGCTGTAACTTCTGTTACATCGTATTTGATAAATGTTTGAGATCCATCTAGAGATAGTCTTAGGCTGTTTATAGAGCTTTCTTGAACTTCATTAAAATTAATTGATCCTGTTATGCCTGTTGGTATTACCAACCATCTTCTATTTTCAAACATAATTTATAAGTTAGCTTGTGCTTCTATTTCACTTGTGTACACCCCAATAAGTTCAGCTCCTTCTAATACAAACCAGACTGTATTACCGTTTAAATCTGTACCTTCTTCTATATTTCTCATCGTCCAAATCTACTTTTTTGCATATTATAATTTGAAGCTACTTCATCATCCGATAATGCTCTATCATAGATATGAATAGTGGCAATACCTCCTGCAAATTGCCTGTCATCACCTTCCCAACCTATTTGTAAGCCTGATGTTTGGTTAGCTGTAATACCGCTTGTAGAAGCAGTTGTTTTATCTCCATTTAAAAATTGAGCAAGTGATGTAGAACTCCATACAGCTACTACATTATTCCATGTTCCTCTTGTCATTGCTGCTCCAGATTCGTGGTAACCTTCTGATGATTTGCCGTACCAGTAGTTGGATAATTTTTGATTAGATTTATTCCAGCTCATATACCAGGCATTACCGTTGTTTGCCCTTACTATATTACCTCTATCCCCACCTGTTAATTCAGATGATGCCGGGTATATCCAGGCACTAATAGTTAAATTTGCTCTATCAGTAGGAAAAGCAGATGGGAAAAATGAATTATTTAAGAAGTACATCCCAATTTGATTAAAATTAAAGCATCTTACACCTCCTAAATCAGACCAAGATGGCATGGCTGTAGGACCTGCCGCATCAATACTGCCTCCTAAAGAACCAATATTATACCAGGTGACACCGCTTCCAGGGTAGCATCTAGGGGCTTCTGCATCTAAAACGACTGCTAACCCATCTGTTACTATTTGTGGTCCTCTAAAAAATCCCATATCTATTCTGGTTTAGTAGGCCATTCAATTTCGAGTGGGAATCCATCTTGCTGTGGAACGTTTAGTAATGCAGTTCTATAATCTTTCCATTCTTGCTGTTTTTCAATAGAAAGTTCACTAAATCGTATAGCGTTTGAAACTATAGGATCAACTTCTGCTTTAAGTCTATTATCTCTAATAACTCTTACCAGTAAAGATTTTCTTTCAGCATATTCTTCATCTGTTTCATGGTGAAGATCAGGATCATTATCCATTCTTTGATATAGAGCTCTTCCGTGAGCTTGAGTATCGTTTGGAGATGCTTGAAAAGGAATCCATCCATACGTTGGATGTTGTATTTCACAGTTGATTAATCCTTCTCTATTTTTTTCTGCGTTCCTGTAGTTCACTGTATTCTTTTTTAAGGTTCATCTCATAGGTTAAATTTCCATTGAATTGATATGTACCACTATGTCCAATTAATGGATAAGCAGTAGCATACACATCATATCCTATTTCTCTAGCTTTATTACAGAATGAATAATCTTCACTCATCATTTGACCATCTTCTATTTTAACTGGGAAGAAGTCAAAGAAAGCAGGTCCATCGGGCTGTGATGGGGTATTTTCTTTATATGTTTGAGCTGTTTCGCTCATTTTTATAAGTACATCTTTTTTAATAGATAGTACAGCTGTGCCAATTCTATCTACTTTAAATGGTCTGTTGTTTAATACATCTTCTCTAATAGAGTCAACTTCACAATTTATATTAAAGTATCCACCAAAGTATGGTAAATCAACAGTATTCTTTTTTAAAAAAGTAGCAAGTTTAATATGCTCAAAATGAATTGCTTTAAGTGGTACTACAGCACCTATAATATCTTTATCCAGTAAAAGCATTTGATAAATTTCTACTGGATTAAATTCAATATCAGCATCTATAAATAGCAGTACATCTGAATTTTTATTCTGTAGTACGTGATTTGCTATTTTATTTCTACCTCTTTGAATTAAACTTTCATTATATAGAAATTGAAGGGACATTGTATGTCCATTTTGAATTAAAATATCATTTAATCCAAAGACAGAGGTCATAAAACTTCCATGGCACATTCCTCCGTACATTGGGGTTCCTATTGTTACGTGCATGTTTTTTAATTTAATATATTAATAAATTCTTTGATATAGTGTTGCTGTTCCATCTCCAGTAGTTTCATATCCTCTTGCTCTCCACGTTCCTGAAAGAGAAATAGCTTGATCTAGCTGGACAACAGGTGAATACCCAACGTTTGCTGGGAATAATGCATTACCGCTGACGGTTCCAAAAGATGCATATGCATTTTGAAAATCATATCTAGCACATAATAATGTAGAACCAACAGCATATGGATCTATATCAAATATATCTTCATCATTTACGGTAAGGGTACCGTCCACATTAACAACACCGCTTGCATCAACACTCAATATTGGAATACCAGATATATCGGAGACTGCAAATAAAGTACCTGTTAAATCGTCTGTAACGGAGAATAATTGTCCGGATGTTCCTTGTATATCTAGAACGGTTGCACCGGCTGTTGAACCTTGTACTGTTAGTTTGGAGCCTGGGGATGAGGTGCCGATGCCGATGTTACCGTCATGTTGGATCCTCATATTTTCAATCAGTCCTTTAACAGCACCAACACCAGACGTATAGAATACTAAATTACCACCTCTGAAATTATTATCTGAATTTGCTGGGAGTTGTGCAGCTATTCCAGCGGCTCCATTCATATACTCACCACTTGTACTTAACCCACCAAATGTTATAGCGGGTGACCAAGTATTATTAGAAGCATTATTGTTAAACAATGAAAGACCAACCATTTGAGGTTGTGAAGTACTAGAATTATTATTGCCTACAACAATAGGAATTACACTATTACCCAACTCAGAACCAACAGAATACCAGTTTAAAATTCGATTAGTGTCAGAGGGGGACGTATGAGAATTAGCCCCTACTGTTAGTAGGTTGCTTGGGCTGGTTGTTCCTATGCCGACGTTGCCTGCATTAGTAAATCTTACGTTTTCGGTAAATGTAGTTCCATCAAATTTACCAAATGTAATACCTCCAGTGGTAGCACCTCCTGCACCTGAGTAGATCATGAATTGGCTTGATCGAATACCAAATCCGTATTTATCACTAGTCCCATCGTATAGGTATAACTTGTTATCGGCTACTGATGTACCAAGTGATAGTAACCCATTCGGGGTAGTTGTACCAATACCTACCTGCCCACTTGAATTAACTAAAATTCTAGCTGCAGTAGCGTTATTGTCATACACATACCAGGAATTTGCGTATCCGGATGATGTAGCTGATCCTCCTACTCCTATTCTATATTCTCTTGAATCACCAGCAAGATGTATTTCAGCATATTGTGAAGTAGATGTTGCAGTAATTTTTAATCCTCTAGTTACTCCAGTTCCTGATATGTGTAGTTGGTTACCTGGGCTGGTTGTTCCTATGCCGACGTTACCGTTAGAGCCAAGTATAGTTACTCTTGTATCTGTACTATTCGTATTAAATGTAATATTATTACTCGAGTTTGTAAAAATTTCAGGACCATCTGCAGTAGATGAAGTGCCAAGTTTAATTAATCCTGTACTTGATGCACTACCAATATGCAGAACTGTATACCCGTTGTAGTTTTGGGGTGAAGTATTACCAATGCCTACATTACCACTCATCTTAATGACCATTAAATTATCAGCAGCATAGCCGCCAAATTTTAAATAATTGTCATTACTTCCGTCTCCAGCATAATGGAATCCAAAATACCCAGCATTTTTAGCATCTTCCTTAACACCTATAAGGTGTATCATACTAGCATTTGTAGTCTGAGAAGAGGCAATAGCAGAAGACATCCAGTGATATCCACCATCAGCAACATTTCCGTCTGACTCTATTCTAAGTAGTTCTTGTCCGTCGGTAGCAGTACCTCTTACATCGAGTTTAGCTGCTGGAGATGTTGTGTTGATACCGACGTTGCCAGTAGAAGTAATATTAACTCTTTCTGCTCCACCAGAACTATATATAGACAGTCTATTAGTTATATCACCATTTATAGAACCAATATACCAATAGTTTGTTGAATCGTAATCTAATGCAAATCCACCATAATTAGACAAAGATAAATCTGCCCTTATGTATGGTGCCGCTGTGCCATTACTTTTTACTTTAAGTACAACGTCTGTGTTTGATGCACCTCTAATATCAAGTTTAGTTGTTGGTGAATCGGTTCCAATACCTATATTTCCATTTTTTATAAAAAGAGTATCAAATGTAGAACCATCATCATAAGTTCCTAGAGACATTATAGGATCTCCGGCCGGTGTCTGTAGTTTTAAGAACCCAAAATACTTAGTATTTTCACTATGAGTTAATCTAAATCCTGTAGTACCTGTATCATATGTTCCGGCAACGTTTACTTCTAATTTTGAATTAGGACCTGTAGTTCCAATACCAACATTCCCTAACAAATAATGAGTTGACCCACTAACTTGAAGTGAACCCGTAAATTGCTGTGTATTGGAAATATCATTCCCAAACACGTTTGATCCACTCGAGTAAACTACGGATGAAGTTACTTGTTGTACGTTTAATGTTTGCGCTACTATCTCGCCGGCAACTGTAAAACTATCGGCAAATGATGCCGTTGCCGCAAACGATGAAGATATCGCGTTATCCGCGTTTAAAGCGTGGGAAGCTGATGTAGCTGTTGATGCATTACCAGTTGTATCTTGATTTCCTGTTGTATTTACACCAGGCAAATTTATGTTAGAAGAGCCATCAAATAGTACTCCTCCTATTTCTGCTCCTGGCGTTAACTTTGCTGCTAAAGCAGCAACATTCGCTTCTGAAGCATAAGAAGATGATATAGTATTGTCAGCATTTAAAGCGTGAGAAGCACTAACAATACCAAACACTCCACTACCGTCTCCTATAAACGATCCTGTAAAGGATCCTGTATTATAGGATGATGTAAATTCATTTAATGCGGCTACAGATACTTCAGAGCCTGTAACGTCGTTAAGATCTACTCCATTTAATACTAGTGAACCGGTAACTTGGATATTGTGTAGAATCATTTGTTGTATTGTGTTTTAATATAAATATTTTTATGCTTGTTCTAGTGCTTCGAGTCGTGATTTTAAAGCATCATTTTCTGCTTTGAGTTCTTTAACAGCACCTACTAAAAATGGAACTAATCTTGAATGATCCATTCCTTGATATTTAGGAGTACCATCTTTTCTTAATTCATCTTTTTGACCAGTAACAGCCTCTGGCACTATATCTTGTACTTCGTGAGCTATAAATCCAGAAACTAATACATTATTCCCATCTATATAGTTAAATGTTTTAGGTTCAAGTAATAAAACTTTATCTAAAGCACCAGTTAACGTGTTTATGTTTGTTTTTAATCTATAGTCAGATGAGGTATTGTATGTAGTGCCGGATGTTGTCCATACTATTTTACCTCTTTCTACATCACCATTTCTAAAGTCAATTTCCGTTGTACCTAATCCATCTCTTTGGTTAAAAGTAAAAATTTCATTATTACCAGAAAAGTTAGCAACTGTAGATCCTCCTCCCTCGTAATTTAAAATCCATCCATTTTTAACTGAGTCATATCCAGAAGCTGTTAGCGTAGGTCCTATAAATACGTTACCGTTTGCACCTGAGATTCTTGCTGCCTGGAAGTAAGAAGACCCATTATTACTCCAAAATACTGTACCTTGAGTAGACCCTCCAGCACCCGAAGCAATTCCTAATCCAACACCACTATGATGAAACATCCCATATGAAATTCCAGCGTCTGTAGGATTATCAGCTGCATTTCCTATTTGGGTTTGAGTTGAAGTACCGAAAGAAGCTACTCCAGCTACATCAAGTTTATGTACTGGACTGGTCGTTCCAATACCGATGTTTCCATCAGACTTTATACGCATTCTTTCTGTAGAATCTGCATTAGTACCAACATCTTTGGTATAGAAAATCATATCAGATAATCCAACTCCGACACCCGACGTCATTATCATTCCAATACCTCCATATCCATATTCTGGAGCGGCATCATTTGAGAAATTTACCTGTCCTATTGCACCAACTGTATTTGCTATTCTAATGTTCAAAGCTCCGTATTGGGTTTGGCCTAAGTTTCCGCTAGAAAGTACATTAGTTAAATCTAGTCTACTACTTGGTGAAGTTGTTCCAATTCCTACATTACCCCCATAGGGTTGTAGTAAAAGTTTTTGAGCAGTATCATTAGCAGCATTTACTGATTGGATTTCTAATCCTCCTAATGCTCCAGCATAAACGTAACCACCCGTATCTCCGACTGTATTGTTTGTAAATATTCCTGTATTTCCTGCTTTGCTTACATGGAGTTGGAAACTGGGAGATGTTGTTCCAAGTCCTACATTACCAGCAGTATTAAAATAGAAATACGAAACATCATTTCCAAAAACTACATTACTGTTTGTTAGGGTTTGAACATAAGTTGTATTATTTCCCCCTACAGACTGAATAGAAAGTTTAGTTCCGCCACCACCGGAATGGATTTCTAATAAAGCCCTTTGAGAGTCTAAACCACCTGGTGCTTTAATTACTTGGTAAGCCATTCCAGATTGAGTGTAATGGGGTGCAGCGTAAACGCCAACTGCTGTGTATCCGTTTACTTCTAGTTTAGCACTAGGTGTTGTTGTTCCAATACCTACGTTGCCATTTCCTAAAATAGACATTTTCTCAGTTCTACCTGCGGGTAGATAAGTACTATAGTCTTGTGTAAAGAAACCTAGTCTTGGATTTAAAAAGTTTGGGTTCCCAGCCGTGTTTATGCTTCTAATTTCAGAACCATACCAATCATCTGTTCCAATTGTTTGTGAATGTAACGTTATTCCACTATAATTATTTATTAAAGACGCATCACTTGTAAAACTAGCTACATTACCACTTGATCCCTTTGTTACTTGAAGTTTAGCGTTTGGTGAAGTCGTCCCGATTCCTACATTACCGTTAGAAAGTATACGAATCTGCTCAGTACCAGCAGTCAATATAGTCATTAAATCTGCAGTATGGTAGTAAACTAATCCCCCTCTATCATTTCCTCCTGAATCAGAAAATGTATATGTACCAGTTGATGTAGTTCCAGATACAACATTTACTCCATTATTTCCTGTAGTACTACCTACTGCTAGGACTCTAGTACCTGCTATACCAGCGTAAGTGCTTGGTGAAGTTGTTCCAATACCGACATTGCCATCTCCTTTAACTATGATTCTTGTAATATCATTAGTTAAAAATTCTATATCGTTGACTGTTCTATTCCATATTCTTATTGCATCTCCATTTTGAGAAATTCTTTTGTTTGAATTGCCTAAATACAAACTATCTGAACCTAATATGTTGCCAACAACATGTAGTTTTTCACTTGGGTTGTCGGTTTCAATACCAACACTTCCCAACAAATAATGGGTTGACCCACTAACTTGTAGTGAACCAGTAAACTGTTGAGTATTAGAAACGCTATTCCCAAATACATTCGATCCACTTGAATATACAACACTAGATGTAACTTGTTGTACATTTAATGTTTGCGCTACAATTTCACCTGCTACAGTAAATGCATCAGCATATGATGCTGTTGATGCAAATGAAGCACTAGATACACTTAACGATGACGTTTGATTTGCTAGTACTACAGGATCTCCATCTACAAATAGACTTCCTGTTAATTGTAACGAACCTGATAATTGTATTGCCATTTTATACTAATCTTATTAAGATGAAGTTTCCGTTTCTATATAATCCTCCTAGAGGAACACCACCTAATGCTGCTGCTGTATCATCTGCAAAGTTTAAACTTTCAGATACTTGTGTTAATACTACAATTTGATTTAACGGATCAACGTATGATGCCGTTTGTGCAAATGAAGACGTTAATGCCTCTAAAGCATAAGATGCTGTTGCAGCAGGATTAAAGTCTAATGCAAATGATGCTGTTAAAGCATAAGATGATGATATTGCTGTATCAAATGTACTTCCAGATAAACCACAGTTTGCAGCAACTGCTGTACCTGTTCTAGCTGAACTAAAGTAAATTGATGCTGTATAAGCATTATCCGCAGTAATTCTTGTTGGGATAATTACATCATTATTGTCATCAAATATTGTGAATACAGGAAATTGTTCTCCTAATCCGTGTTCAAATGACCACGTTGCTGCTGCTGCTGTTTGTACCAGTTTTGCATTGGAGCCTGTA